AAAGGAAAATGGACTGAACGTTTTAATCAGAAAAACGATTTTGATTTCACGGTATCCCGTGTTATTGTTACTCGTGTTGCTTACTCTCGTGTTACTAAACTGATTCCTGTATCTCAGTTTTCTCTTTTTGGTATTACTGTTTCAGAAGCTCAGAAGATCGCTAGATCTTTTAATACGCTTGCTGATCATGTTTGTATGATAACTTTAATTGAAGAATAATATGAAGCTCTCTAATCAACAAATCTATGACATCATTAAGATCGTCGTTACTGCGATTCTTTCAATCTCCGCAACTTTGTTTGTGCAATCCTGTACATTGTCCTTATCTATTTCGAAGAACAACTCGAATAGTACTCAGAAAACGGAACAGACTACTACTAGTTCAGTAGATTCAACTCAGATTAACTTTACTCCTAAGTTCTGATATGATTAAGAATCCTTTTTGCAAGTGTCTTCATCCTAAGAAAATCGTTAATCCTTATATTAACGAATCTATGGTTGTTCCTTGTGGTCACTGTCAGGCATGTACGTTGGCTAAAAACTCACGTTATTCCTTTCAGTGTGATCTTGAATCTTATACTGCTAAGCACACATTGTTTATAACTCTTACTTATGCTAATCGTTATATTCCTCGTGCTACTTTTGTAGATAGTCTTGAACGCCCATTTGGTAATGATCTTGTAGATAAGGAAACAGGTGAAATTCTTGGTCCATCTGATATGAAGCAAGAAGATATTGATCGTTTATTAAACAAGTTCTATCTCTTTGGAGATGTCCCCTATCTTCGTAAAACTGATTTGCAATTATTTTTTAAAAGATTACGTTATTATGTCTCAAAACAATGTCCTTCGGAAAAAGTGCGTTACTTTGCTGTCGGAGAATATGGACCTGTCCATTTCCGCCCGCATTATCATATCTTATTATTCCTCCAATCAGACGAAGCGTTACAGGTATGTTCAGAGAATATATCTCAAGCATGGACCTTTGGTCGTGTCGACTGTCAAATATCCAAAGGTCAGTGTTCATCATACGTTGCGAGCTATGTTAATAGCAGTTGCACTATACCCAAAGTTTTTAAACTTAGTTCCGTCTGTCCGTTCAACGTTCATTCTCAGAAATTGGGTCAAGGCTTTCTTGACTGTCAACGTGAGAAGATATACTCATCTACCCTTAAAGATTTTGTTAAAAGAAGCATCGTACTCAATGGCAAGTATAAAGAGTTTGACGTATGGCGGTCGTGTTACACTTACTACTTTCCCCGATGTAAAGGATTTGCTTCTAAATCTTCACGTGAACGTGCTTACTCTTACGGAATTTATGATACAGCGAGGCGTTTATTCCCTTCCTCAGAAACGACGTTCTCACTTGCGAAAGAAATAGCTTTTTATATAAAACATTTTCATTTTACGGATGATACTTACTTACTTGATTTGTTTGGACATGTATCAGATCAGAAGTCTTTGCTTGATCTTTCTAATTATTTTCTTGATCGTGACGCTATGGTTCGACCTGTAGAATCGGATGAATTTAACCGTTGGGTTCATCGAATCTACGTTGAGTTACTTGTCTCTAAACATTTCTTGTATTTTGTTTGTGATCGTATTACCCTTGCTGAACGTAAGTCTAAACAGCGTATGATTGAGGAGTTCTACTCTTATCTTGATTATATGCACCTTACTTCATTCTTTGAATCTCAGCAGGAATTTTATGAGAGTGATTTGATTGGTGATGATGATCTTTGTACTGATCAATGGGAAAATTCTTATTATCCTTATTTTTATAATAATGTTTACACGGAATCTGGACGATTCGAAAAAACTCCTGTGTACCGTTTGTATGCTTCGGATGTCAAGAAACTTTTCAATGATCGTATTAAGCATAAGAGACTCAATGATGCTAATAAGATATTCATTGACGAATAATTATTAAACTTTTAATTTATTAATTTATGGCTAATATCATGTCTTTGAAGTCTTTAAGAAATAAGACTTCTCGAAATGGTTTTGATCTTAGTTCAAAACGTAACTTTACTGCTAAGGCAGGTGAGCTTCTTCCTATTCTTTGTAAGGAGGTTCTTCCCGGTGACAAGTTTGAGATTGATCTTAAAACTTTTACCCGTACTCAGCCTCTGAATACTGCGGCTTTTGCTCGTATGAGAGAGTATTATGATTTCTACTTTGTTCCTTATGAACTCCTTTGGAATAAGGCAGGAACTGTGCTGACTCAGATGTATGATAATCCTCAGCATGCTTTATCTATTGCTGGTAATGGCTCTTATGCTCTTAAAGGAGAGATGCCTTATGTTACTTGTAGTAGTATTGCTTCTTATCTGAATAAGGTTGCTGTTGATTCTACTGATGCTCATCGCTTAAATTTTTTTGGTTATAACCGTGCAAGGTGTTCTGCTAAGCTTTTGGAGTATCTTGGCTATGGTAATTTTTACACTTATGCTGAATCTAAGGCTAATACTTTCTCTAGTAAGCCTCTTTTCTCTAACCTTCAGATGAACGTTTTTGGGCTTCTTGGTTATCAGAAGATTTATGCTGATCATTTCCGTGATTCTCAGTGGGAAAAGATCAATCCTTCTTGTTTCAATGTTGATTACATGAACGGTACTACTTCTATGGAAATTGCTTCTTCTTCTTTGACTAGTGCTAATTTCTATCAGTACTATAACATGTTTGATCTTCGTTATTGCAATTGGCAAAAGGATCTGTTCCACGGTGTTGTTCCTCGTCAACAGTATGGTGATTCTGCTTCTGTTGTTGCTCCTTTATCCGGTGTTATCGTTTCTTCTGCTATGGGTCAGACTCCAAACGCTACTCCTGCTGCTAATACTGCATTTACTTCTACAGGTGTTACCATTAATGTAAGCTCTGCTGCTCCGAATGCAACTGCTGGAACTTCGTTTTCTATTCTTGCCTTGCGCCAAGCTGAGTTCTTACAGAAATGGAAAGAAATTACTCAGTCCGGTAATAAAGATTACAAGGAGCAGGTCGAAAAACATTGGAATGTTTCCGGTTCTGATGCTGCCTCCGAGCTTTCTACCTATCTTGGTGGTATAACTTCTTCTATTGATATCAATGAAGTTGTAAATCAGAATATTACTTCTGATAATTCTGCTGATATTGCAGGAAAAGGTGTAGGCGTCTCTAATGGACGTATTTCATTTGATGCTGGTGCTCGTTATGGTTTGATTTATTGTATCTATCATTGTCTTCCTCTTTTGGATTATACCAGTGACTTGATTAATTCTTCTTTTACCAAGATTAATGCTACGGATTATGCTATTCCCGAGTTTGATCGTGTTGGCATGGAATCCGTTCCTCTTGTTAGGATGCTTAATCCTTTGAAGTCTTCTTTTGGTTCTGTTCCTTCTACTATTACGGTTAATACTCTTCTTGGTTATGCGCCTCGCTATATTGATTATAAGACTGATGTCGATTTCTCTTTTGGCGGTTTTAAGGATACTTTGAATTCTTGGGTAATTTCTTATGGTAACGAATCGATTATTAATCAGTTGAATGTATCTTCTAATTATCAGATTGATACTTCTGTTCCTATTACCTTTGTTACTTATAAGGTTAATCCTAATTGTTTAAATCCTATTTTTGCGGTTGGAGCTTCTGATCAGGTTTCTACTGATCAATTTTTGTGTAGTACTTATTTTGACATTAAGGTGGTTCGTAATCTTGATACCGATGGCTTGCCTTACTAGTCCTTTGTTTTTTTTAACTTTTAAGATTCATCGTTATG